TAAGTTATTGATATAGACAGAGGGCACTACACCAACCCTCGTACTGTTCTAACTCACCATGAATGAAAGTCGTAGTATTAAGTATTGTCTATTAGTTTATGTAAGTCAATGAATGTTTCTGCGTCTATAAGTATAAGAGGTTTTGATCTGTTCCTCTTGAGTACTACTAAGGGAGTATAGTCTCCCGAATTCTGTGCGGCTTGTTCGTAAGCGCTCCATATGTTTATCTTCTCTTGGTTCTTACACTCTATGCTATATGGAAACTTCTGCCTGGCTGCTCTTGCCATGATAACATCTTCTCCACCAGCGCCCATAGAGGTAGACTTGATATCTTCTGGGTGTATGTTTAAACTTTCGACCAAACGATCTCTCGTCCACTGTTGTAACTTTCTTCCTTTGGCCTTAGCTGACTGGGTTTTCACGGCGACTCACCAATGGAATCACTTTCTTTATCATTCGCGTCTTTTTCAGACTTTTCGTGTGTTCTATTGTGTATCTCTAAATCATCATCTATGAAAGTTTCTAATATATTAAAGTCACTAAAAGAAATGCCGTTAATTCCTTTTCGTAAACTTGAGAGTCTATTGAAGTAGCCTCTTTTCGCTGCTCTGATGTTATTGTTATTTACCATGGTAATTTCTTATTGTTTTCAGAAGATTTGAATTCTTCATAGTATTGAACTTCTTTTTGATGTTCTGTGACTTCAGGCATTCTCATATTATCAGAATGTTCGAACCAGTATGCAACTGATTTAAGAGTTGTACAACCTTGCAAGCCTATAAGACTCGTTAGTAATAGTTTATTCATTCAAAATTTTCCTCTGAGGGTTGATTACTTTCGAAATTCTTTAATCCAATTCTGACTAGATGTCTGACTAGATCAGAACGATTGAAACCTTGTTGTTTACACCAATCATTCTCTAATGCATCATCTAATAGTCTTACGATTCCAACTTCGAATCTTGTGTTTACACTTTCTGTATATCTTCGTATGGCCATATATGTTATTTAGTATTGAGATTCAATATCAATTTGGGCTCGTAGCTCGTCTGCACTTCGTGTTATTGGTTGGGCGGCGGCGCGAGCGTCGCGATATATCTTTCTGATCTCTTCGCCTAACTGTTGATCATTAGGGAAATCTTTACATAACTGTTTAAGTTCTTTGACGCCTAAACTTTGATGTTCTTTATTTCTTACTTTCATGCTAGTGCTCCACAACTGAATGTTCCAATTGGATCTTCACATACTTCTATTGGATCAGATGGACACAAATACGTTCCATCTTTGTCAGTATAACAAAGGCCAGGTAAAATCTCTATTGCTGAACAACTATAGAAAGTAAAAAATCCAGCAAAGAAGACTGCACCATATAGCATAATTTTACAGAAGGGAATTATCTTGAGAATGTCTTTAATCATCTTAGCTTATTCGGGTTATATACACGAACATGAATAACAGTATCACAACGGCTGTCCATGTTCCTATCAGTTTGAGTGTTTCCTTCGAAATTATTTCTTTTGTTGGGCCAAGGCCTTTTTTACGTTTCATAGTTATAGTCTCTTTTTAAGTGTATCAATCTCAGCGTCTCTTTTCTTTGTCCAACTGTCTTCATTTCGTTCTTTGCCATCTCTCATTTTCTTAGGTGTAAATGTAGAGGCTTGCAATCTTTCAAGAGCGCCCATTCGTCTATTCTGTAAATTCTTTTTCATTTAATCCACCTGACTATAAGAACTGTGAACAAAAATACAAAGAGGTAAAACAATGCTGATCCATTCGATAGATAATCAATACCTTCTCCTGGTCTAGTGTATAGCACTCCCAAGAACATCATAAAAGTTAATAAGAACTCAAAGTTCGATAACTCTCTTTTTCTTTTCATGTACAAAGATCCATATTACAAAGAGGGTCTAACAAACCATCAGCTATTACTAACTCTGCACATTCTTCTGAATGTTTACAAACATAGTCTGCGCATTCATCTGCAGACGAACCCAAGAAACAATCAAACTCTGAGTTTAATGTATCAATTGCTTTCTGTTCTAATACAACTTTCGTAAGAGGTGGTTCTTTAATTGGTGTGTCTATGTATTCAACTGGAGTCCAGTTGACACATGATACTAATGACATTCCTATCAATATAATAGTAATCAGTAATAATAAATGGCTTAATGTTTCTTCGTATCTCATACTAGTGCTCTCAGTTCTTGTTCTGATGGAATATTTTTGTTTATATGTGGAGGTGGATGTTGGTGACCACAATGTGGGCAATGCCAAATTTTCTTATCAAGTTTTATTTTGGTTGTAGCTGGATAGCTCCACCAGTTAAGACATTTCTCACAAGTGAAATGATATAAAAATTCTTTATTAAATCTCATACTTCTATTATAACAGCTTTTACTGTTTTGTCAATTCAAAAGTGGTTCCTCATCATAGTCTAATCGTTCTTCTTTTGGAAGTATTTCTCCAGCACAGAATGTACAATACTGTGGGATGTATTCTATGCCCATTTCATGTTTGACTGTAAATGTGGATCCACATTCTTCACAATTCATTTCTCGTTTGTTGAAGTAATCAATCATGTTGTGGTGGCCCTTTGAGAAATGTTCTATATTCCATGTATCCGCCGATGTGATTACCATCGACTACAATTTGTGGGAATGTCTTGGCATCAGGGAATTTTTCTAGTAATTGTTCTCTTGCATAGTCATCATCCAATTGATAATATATGTATTCTAATCCTTCTTGTTTAGACAAAGATTGTGCCATATTACAATAGTGACAACCACGCTTTCCCCATATCTCAATCAAGTGATCTAGATCAAAAAATTCGTAACTACGTTTATACGTTTTCAATTTAATATCATTCCTACTAAAAGTATTGCCATTAAAACAATAACAATCCAATTTAAGATTACAATGATATTCATAAACATTAGTTTTTCATTTAAAATTGAAGTAAAAAATACCAACGAGTGATACTAAAAATAGTATCGTACTCAACCCGAATATAATGGCTAGTGCTTTATTCATTAAATTAATCTTGCCAATGCGACTACGCACAATGTTATGCATATGATTAAAAATCCAAACACCCATCCGATGTGAAATTTCTTATGCATTATTTTGTTCCATAACTCTTTCATAATATCTCCCTATATTGGTGTCATTACAAAATCTTCTTTCATAGCGCCACAATCTGGACATTCCCAATCATCAGGAATATCGTCCCATTTAGTTCCTGGTTCAAATCCTTCATCTGGATCACCAAGTTCTTCATCATATATGTATCCACACAATATGCATTGCATTCTCATAGTTTGAAGTCTCCGAAAGTATCATCCTTGATATCTTGTTTGATACCTCCTATTATATATGATTCTATTTCAGTCTCTTGTGGAGCATTCTGTAGTCCACGACTAGACAACCAATGCTGAGTCCACGGAAGTGGATTTGTTCTCATTGGTCGATCATATAAAGGTTTGAGCCCAATGGCCCGTAATCTCTTATTGGCAATCCATTCTACATAGTTTCCCAAAAGAGTCTCAGACAATCCTATCATAGAACCATCTTTCATTAAATACTTTGCCCATTCTTTTTCTTCATCTACGGCTGTTGCATACATATCGTAAACTTCTTGTTCAGATTCTTTCATCACTTTTAGCATTTCTTTATCTTTCTCTTTAGTCTGATAATTCTTAATAATGTGTTGAGTAATTGCTAGGTGTTGAGACTCATCTCGAGCGATCAGAGAAATGATCTTTGCAGATCCTTCCATAAGCCTCAACTCCCCAAATCCAAATGAACATGCGAAGGATACATAAAATCGTATTCCTTCTAAAATGTTAATGCTGATCAACATTTTGTAAAATTTCTTTTTTAGTTCGTATGCGTCATGTCGCCAATGCCGACAAAAATCTTCGGCCTTTTTGACTGTGGCATATTCCATGAAATCATCATAATTTTTTGTGACTGACTCAGCTCTGCAGATGATCTCTTTTGTGTCTAATATCGTATCGAACACTTCTGTTGGGTTTGGATACAAATTCTTGACAATGTATGTATAACTACGACTATGAATAGACTCCATAAAGTCCCAAGTTATGATACATCCTTCTAATTCTGGAATACTGGCATACGGCAACAGAGCTAAAACTGGACCTCGGCCTTGAACAGAATCGAGTAATGTTTGATATTTGAGATTAGCAGTAAAGATGTGTTTTTGTCCATCATCTAATGATTGATAATCATTTCTATCTTTTTGTAAACTGACTTCTTCTGGCCTCCAAAAAAAGCCTAATTGTTTTTGTGTCAATTTGTCGAATATGGGATATTTGAAATCGGCATATTGTTGTGTATTCAGTTGTTCTCCAAAGAACATAGGTTGTTTGAGAGTGTTGACTTTCTTTCTATTGAATACCGTCATATCGCACACGCATCACAATCTTCTTCTTCATCTTCAGCAGCTATCAAGCTGGGGTTTCTTGGCAAATTTTCTTCTACTAATAATTCATCTTCTTGTTTACTGTCGTATGTGTTTTGATAATAAACTGTCTTCCAACCATACTTGTATGATGTCAACATATCTTTGGCCATTTCAGATAATGGAACTTCATTGTTTGGGTAGTTTTCTGGATTGTAGCTCCAGTTACCCGAAATGGCTTGATCAAAGAACTTTTGCATAATGGCAACAATCTTTATATAGCCTTCATTGTTTGGCATGTCCCATAATAGAGTATAAAAGTTTTTCAAGTGTGGATAACCTGGAACAATTTGTTTTAGTGGACCCTTCTTACTTTTCTTAATTGACAAGTAATCGCGTGGCGGTTCTATACCATTCGTTTCATTCGATACAACAGAGGAGCTCTCAGACGGCATCTGAGCCGTTAATGTACTGTTTCTCACTCCATGTTTGACTAATTCTTCTCGCAAGGATTCCCAATCACACTCATATTCAGGTTCAACTAATTCATCAACATCTTTCTTGTAATGATCAATTGGTAGTAATCCACCAAAATACTTTGTTTCACTCCAACCTTCACATTCACCTTTTTCTTTAGCTAATTCAATACTGGTGTTGAGGAGATTAAACTGAAAATGTTCTGTCAGTCTATGAACTAATTTATGAGCTTCTTTGTCATCATATTTGACTTTGTTCTTTGCCAAGAAATGTGCTAGTCCTATATAGCCAATCCCTAAACTTCGTCTTTTCTTAGTTGATATTTCTGCAGCGATTACTGGATAATTTTGATAATCAATAACTTCATCTAATGCCCTAACAGCTAAATCGCATAATTCAGGCATTTCTTTGAAATCATTAGACATTGAACCGACATTGATAGCCGACAATATGCAGAGAGCTATCTCTCCTACTCCGTCATGTTGACTGGTCAATGGTGTTGTTGGTAATGTGATTTCTTGACATAGATTTGACATATTGATCTTGGCTTGATCTTCCCAAAATGAACTATGACTGTTGCAATGATCAATATTCATTATATAAATTCGACCTGTTTCAGCTCTCTCTTTGAGTAGCTTCATAAACAATTCTTGAGCATTCACCTTTTCTTTAGGAATAGAATATGCTCTTTCGTATTTTTCGTATAATTCATCAAACCTTTCAGTCCCAAAAGCTTCATATAAACCTGGCACCTGATGTGGTGAGAATAATGTGATATCTTCATTTCGTAAAAATCGTTCATAGAACAATTTCGATATCTGAATTGAATAATCTAGTTTTCTGACTCTGTTATCTTCTGAGCCTTTGTTGTTCTTGAGAACAAGAATGTCTTCTATCTCTTGATGCCATATTGGGAAGTGAACCGTCGCAGAACCACCTCGAACGCCGTTTTGAGTACAACAACGTACTGTTGATTCAAATTTTTTAAGAAACGGTATGACTCCCGTGTGTTGGACTTCGCCTCCTCTAATCTTGCTCCCCAATCCTCGTATTCGACCAGCGTTGATACCAATTCCAGCACGCTGAGCAACATAACGACCAATAGCCATATCAGAGCTAAAGATACTGTCAAGAGAATCGTCACTATCGACAAGCACGCAAGACGCAAACTGACGTAAAGGAGTTCTAATACCGGCCATAATTGGGGTGGGGATATTGATTTTAAATGACGAAATCGCGTCATAATATTTTTTAACATAATGTAATCTCTTTTCTTTTGGATATTCTTTGAACAAAACTGCAGCAATCAACATATACATATATTGTGGCGACTCATATAACTTTTCACTACTTCTATCTTGAACAAGATATTTGTCAACTATTTGTCTGAGTCCAGCATATGTAAACAAGAAATCTCTGTCATGTTTCATATAGCTGTCTAGTTTTTCCCATTCTTCATCATCATAATATGTGATAAGTCTTTCATCATAAACACTATTGTTAATATTTCTAGTAACAATATCTTTTAATGCTGGGTATATTTTAGAGTCTTTCCACTTAGTGTTGAATACGTTTTTTCTTACTTGATACAGTAGAAGTCTTGCCGCGACATATTGATAATTTGGACTTTCTAATGAAATTAAGTCTGCGGCAGATTTAATCAATATGCTTTGAATTTCTTTTGTTTTGATTCCATCATAAAATTGTAAACCTGAGTTCATCTCAACAGATGATTCTGATACTCCAGCTACATCTTTACATGCAGCTTCTACCATTCTATGTACTTTGTCTAAATCTATCGGCTCGATTGAACCGTCACTTTTGACTACTTGTGTCTCATTGTCACCCACTAATTTTACTCCAGTCACTCAAGGCCATCTTTGCTTTCAACCCTGAAAATTTATTATTGTTTATTGTGTCCTCTATAATATTTGGAGACAATCCATTCAATACCATATCATTTATATCCTTATCATTAATTGTTCTTGGCCATATACAGACCTCAAACCCATCATCAATAATTTGAGACATTTTTTTCATAATCTCTGGAGCTCTTGGTTCATTATCAAACACAACTACCGCTTGTTCAGTCGGTACGATTGTATTTAATTTCTGAAAATCACTTCCAGCTACTGCGATGGAATTAGGTAAAAACAGGCTATCAATAGGGCCTTCTGTAACATAAACTTTTTTATTGTAATCAACTGTTCTGAGTCCGTAAATAAGAGGTTCATTTTCATCCCATTTAAGTGTTAAATATCTAAGTTTATT